CTTTATTAAAGCCTTACCAGTGAACAGCGCAGCTGTTCAAAGACTGCGGAGCATGTTAGCTACCGTAGATGGCTTGCTTATGCAAGTAGTGTTGGCCTTTCCGGGGTCAACGAAATTCCAGAATTGGAAGAGTATCGATCAGATACAAGCTGGCTTAATTGCCAATATTCTCGATGATTATTTTCGAGATACTGATCCCAAAAGGATCACAACCTTTGAGAAGGTTAAAGATGTTCGTAAGAGCATCAAAATGCATGGTTTTAACCCTGCTTCTGACCTTAGTAAGGTCATTGTGCCGAGGGAGCTCTCGGTACTAAGAGTGGCATGTTCACTCGTTAGGGGAAGTACTCCCCTTAGTCACTATCAAGTGATGATCTTGTCGCAGACAAGAGCCTCTGGGGTTCCACCCAGAATTGTGTACGATCGTACACTGGCCAAAACAAAGGCCATACTTACTACGCCAAGTAGTAGAGAGCTCTATGAGCTCATTCGTGGACCACTTCTGATGGCCACTGATCACCTTTATAGTGATCTACTCATCCGCCTTGGTGGGGATGAGCAACGCTCACGGTTCTTTGAAACCGTAGTTAAAAGTTCGAAGATATCACTCTCCGACTCTGGTGAATTCTTCACCACCACCAATGTTGGTGGAAAGCTTGAAAAAGCACGCCGAATACTATCGGCAAATCCGGAGATACCGGAAATAAATCTACACACTGGTGTAGAAACAGGTAAGATACTTACCATAAATGACTCCCAAGGGGAGCGTCTTTTCCACTGGGCATGTGGAATGTTCCGGGATAGATCAAAGGTCTATTCCAATAATTCTATGTCATGTAGAATATCCCTAGTCGCTGAACTAGGCAAATACCGTACAATTACGGTATCAACTTTGCAGCATGCGCTGCTTCTTCACCCATTTTCTCATATGGGTCTGAAAATACTAGAGGCTTTTCCCTCTAGTGAGAGCGGCATAGGAGCCGCAAATCACTCTTGGAACTTTTTCAAGAGATTATCGCACAAGAATCCTAGTGCGAGCTTTATCTTCAATGAAGATATACAAACGTCGGTATTTTCTACCGACTGGACCCAGGCCACTAACTATAGTGACCCATACATAGCTGGTGCTATGTTAAATCGGCTGTGTAGCCAACTTGGGGTACCGCAATGGTACCGTGAAACAATGCTTTTTGCATTGACTGCTCCACGTCAAGTGGAGACCCTCGATCGGAACGGTGCACCGATCGAAGTCTTTTACACCTCCAGGGGTGTACTTATGGGAGATCCGGTCACCAAACCGGTTCTCCATCTCTACCATTTGGTAGGATCAAGAATAGCAGGAAACCTGCTATTAGATGTTTTCCAAGAAAACGTCCTCGATGAGGATACCGACGATGAGTCGGATGCAGCTTAGCTGCACGAAGTTTACTACTTCCGGTCTTAATCGGCCATGTGAGGGTATTAAATTAACCCCATAGCCTCCGAAAGGAGAAAGCGCGTCCGCTTTTTT